TGATAGCATCATCACTATCTTCTATTGTTTCGTCAATTTCCTCTTCAGCCTTTTCTTCAATACTAAACAATTCATCAAACATTGTCATTGCATTCACTGTACGCTTACCACTGATACCCTGACTACCACTCTGCATCTGTAGCCAAAACTTATTGTAATACTCAATTACCTCTAAACTTTCTTCTCTTGTCTTTTTACTGAAAACTTCGTCAACTACCTTACCAAAGTAAATTCCAAAATTCTCATTCATGATCATCTTGGGAACAACACCCTGTTCATATTGACGGTTAGCCTCTTGAACTGCCGTAATATGCTGATAGACATTATGTGCTTGTATCAGTGTATACGAAAGAGTATCCCAACTTGTTTTTGTCTCTTTACCTTGATTATTTATGAAACCCTGCCCACGATAGCATAGGTCGCGTATCATCATTCGTTCAGTCACAGGACTGTCAGTGAAAACTTCATGTATGCCGTCTGAGATTACAGCATCGCTAAACTTGCGATTGTCGTTGGCATAGTCTTTGCTCTCGGCGGTCTTTTCCATGCTATATGACCACTTCTTGTCGTGTTCAATATTAGTGTTGAAATATGCTAGACCTTTAGCAGCGCCATAGAATGGGCTAGCACAGTCAAATGTAATCATAAAGTTTGGGTTATGATACTTACGTATTGCCTTTTGGATGTCACTAAAAAGTACAGCATATTCCATGATACTAGTACCAAGGCAGTGTAACAAGTCATGCTTGCCAGGAATAAGAAGGCCATCATGGATAATATGTACAAGGCGCTTTAGCATCAAGTGTATATCAATCTTATTCTGACCACCAAATGCCCAACCGTTGAAATGATTATCTGGGTAGATATTTGGGTCACAATACTTCTTCATCTCTGCATACCAGTCATCACTTTGCTTGTGATTACGACCCTGCATTACGTTCAAGAATTTACAACGACCATCACGGTTCTTGATAAAGTATTCGTTGTTGATATGTGTGGCTGCAATCGCTTCTTCAATTGTGCTGATACCATGCGCACTCTTGCCGGTTTTCTTATCCTTGATATGATACGTGGTCAAACTCTGTGATGGAATATCAAGACACATACCATAATCCATATATGTATCCATCCACTTCAAAACGGCCTTGCGCTTTTCTAGTGCGCGTGGGCAGTTAGGGTCTTTCCAATCTGCTGGCCACTGACACTTGAGAATCTGGAATCCGCCACTATCTCCTAACATGAACGTGCCTGGCTCTCTGCGTCTAATGATACTTTCGGCTGGATCGTCCACATTAATATCAAGGTTGGCATGACCCGCACTATAGAGACCCCACTTATAAGTGTATAAGCCTTGTGTACTATTCAAAAAATTAAGGCATTCAACATCACCATTGAACCCTGCAGGGATACGTTCAGCAGAAAAGTAATTCTCACCTTCGCGCTGCTTTCCTAGCCCACTAATAAAGAATGAACTAACTGCGGGCAAGAATAATGCCCAATCTGGATTTTGTTGTTTGGATAAGTCAATAGTCATAATATATCAGTATCGTTCCTGTCGTAGAATCGAACACGTTTGATTAAATCATAATCATGTTGATAAAAAGATGTTAAGCTTTCAATAAAATTTGTATTTTCTGTAGCATACTGTTTTAATACATTAAAGAATCTTATTTTTTCTGGGCTATAATACATGTAGTTATTACGCAAGTTTTTAGCATTAATTCTTTTGTGGTTTAAATCACGAAATTTACATGAAACAAAATGCTCTAGATTGGGTATCAAATTTTTATCCATATAAAAAAAGGTAATTTGATCTGTATCTAATCCCTCTAGGAAATTACGCTGTAGTTCTGTGTGTTCATCAAAAAACTTTCTGTCACAAATAAATTTTATAACATCGCTATTTTCTTTTTGCATGATATCTTGATGAAATCTAAAAAAATACTCTGTGACACCGCTAAACCATCTGTCTATTGGATCTCTTAAACAAACTACATATCTTTTATTTTTAAAATTTTTATAGTTAAAACCTTTTGTAAAATTAAAATTCTGTGTAAAATAATTTTTAAGCAATGTACTTGCACATTTAGGTATAGGTATATACCCATATTCAAAATCTTCTACAGTTAAAATATCTCCCCAACCATGAAAAAAATATTGATTGTAACGTTCAAGTCTCATTTTGCACTAATTTCAATATTATGTCAAGTTTTTCTTTAGCATCTTTCACAGCAGGATATTGACTAGCAAGTTGTTCTACTTTCTTTTCATATGCCATGCGCTTCTTAGCCCACTCTAAAACTTCTCCAATTTGTGGATCACTGCGTAATTCAATAGTATTGTTTATTTTATACCATCTGCCGTCATTATTGTTATCACAAACTTCAAAGCATTTGCTATAGCCGTTCCAGCGAACTTGTCCGCTTTGGGCAGGTAACGTGTATTCACGATCTACCTGCCATACTAACGGATAACTTGTTTGCTCTATCCTTATCACTTGCTCTGTGCAGGCAATAGATAACGATAAGTTGCTAGACCACTATCAACAGTAATCTCAGCAGCGCCTTGATCACTGATGCGCACAGTCTTACTACCTGGCAAGTCCATGATTGCTAGGAATACCTTGACAGGCCACTGCCATGCACGACCTAATGTGCCTTCTACGTCTGGATGAAACACAAAGTTTGCGCTATGTGTGCTTGCATCACCAAAGTAAATCTTTAGATCGCCCTTGTCAGTCTTTGTAGTGAAGTTGTTTTCTTCGCTGTTAGCACTAGCCTGCTTCTTCAATCGCATGATGCCAGCAACAGTGGGCTCAAACTCAACGTTCCATGTCGCACCCTTGAACTTGACATCCTTGACCTTCTCTTCAACGATAGCCTTAGCCATCAATCTGTAGTCATTGACGAAATCACCGACCTTAGTCTCAAAGTGAACGCTAGTTGCTACATCGTCTTTGTTGCGTGTGACGCTGATCTTGGCATGTTCATCATAGTCATCAAAGCCCAAGATAGTCTTGAGTTTGCCTAGATTTGGCATACCGAACGTGCCGATGAAATCTGCTGATGGATTCTTGAACGTGCCTTCAACGACAACACTCTTATCTTCAGCGATTGCTGAGACAACAGTTGCCTTGTCTGTGCCATTGACCTTGATGAGTTCAATGACGCCTAGTCCATGTATATACTGAATCAAGTCTTGTAAATTATCTTTCATGTTATCCTCTTGTTGTATTTAGGTCGTAACTATATGTAATATATAGGAATTTTTTGCGTGTGTCAAACATTTGTTATCCGAAACTAAACAAATCATCAAACGTGCTATTCGTATCTGTGTTGGCTTTTAGATCCCATTTCAACACACCTAGCAAGTTTTCAACTTTCTTATCTACTAGTGTTGCTTCCATTGCTGCGTCATCAAATGGTAACTCTTGGAACCATTTAGGCAAACGCAATTCGTCTACTGGATATGCCACGCTTGTAAAGCCTAGTGGATTTGGCTTGAGTTTACAAACGATGACCTTCATGCCATCAAGTATCTTCATGCTATAGTTATCACTGTTGACACGGCGTAGATAGTTCCAGTTCAATGCTGCGCGAACGTGACCGGGCATGTTTGCCTTGCCAGTCTTGCTATTAGTTTCTAAATCACCATAGAACGTAAGTTTGTTCACGCCCTTTGGACTGCCCTTTGTCCAGCTATCTTGCTTGCCAAGTTCTACCTTGAACTCTTTGATACGCTCAATGACATCTTCTCTAGTCTTACCAGCAAGTACCATCTCTAATACTTCAAACAAAAAGTCTTGAACATATCTAGGAGTATCTGCACGTTTCAAGTCAAGACCCATAGCCTTGATCTTGCCTTGCTTGCCATCCTTATCTAATCTTTTGCCTTCTTTGTCAAAGATGTTGATAGCATAACGCTTCTTTGTGATGAACAAACTGCGATCACCGATCAATTCACGACCAGCCTTGATGACACACATCTTGCGTGGAACATGGAAAGCACGTTCACAGAAACTTGGGAACGTATCGTTTGCTTGATCAGCGATATTGTCATAGAGTTGGACACATAGTTCCTTGCTCCATTCCATCTCACCATTTGCTATTTGCGAATTGAGTATGGGCCAAGCACTGAAATAACAACTATCAGTATCGCCATATACGATAGCATCGCCATAATAGTCATACTTGCCAGTGATGATCTCATTGATCTGTGCGCTCATGTGCTTGACGATCTGTCTACCAGATAATGTAACGCTCTGACCAATACGCTTGTCATAGAAACGGCAATGCTCATTCAACAATGCGCCATACGCGGAGTTGAGTAGAATCTTACGCACTAACTGACGTTTATCCCAATACTCAATATCTTCTTTCGTAGTTGATTCCTTGAGTTTCTTCTGCATAGTCTTACGATCACTATACCATTTAGTCAATAGACCGGGAATCACACCCTCACTATCCGACCTAAAGATTGTGCCGTTTGCCGATAAGATATATGGCTTGTTGCTGTCAAAGATTAGTTTCCATACTTCAGCGGCGCTCATCTCTACGCTCTCGCCACTCTCAAAGTCAAGTGTGAGCATAGTGCCACGTTCTTGATTCATCACGGCTTCGTATTCGAGGCTACCGAACTGACCTTCCCAAAGCAACGAACTCATCTCAAGTTCGTCATCTTCGTCGTATCTTGCCTTCTCGCTAGCAAGTTTACGTGCCTTGTCAGTCAAGTATTGTTCAGTCAATGTTTGACGCAACTGCCCGACGATTGTTTCAGGCGCCATGTTGAGTGTACGAATTGCTGATGGATACAGACTGTTGATGTCAACAGCGCCTACCCACTCATGTATGCCTTTCTTTGGCACAGCAACATAAGCACCTGCTGCTGCCATGTCACTATCGCTGCTATTCTTTTTCTTGTCAGGAACCATGAGTCCGCGCTCATGAGCTTCGTTCATCACAGCCATCTCAATCATTGCTACAGAGCCCATGACAGTTGGCAACAATACAGTATTCTCATGCGCTAGCGCATTAGCAAGATCAAGGAACTTTAGTTTGTTGTGAATCTTCACAAGCAACATCGTATCCTGACGATTATACTGTATGAACGTCTTGAAGTCTTTGTTATATAGTTGGTCTAGTGTGCCTTCATATTGTGTCTTACGCTCACCAACTTCCATCTCACCGATACTGTCGAGCGAATAACTATGACGACTTTCATAGTTGTACTTCTTATACAACTGTAGATAGTCCATGTGTACACGACCAACTAGATCATATGTCGTTTCAGTCTTACCATAACGCTCATATTCTCTTGGCTTTGGCGTTTGACCAAGCAAACAGAATTTGCGTGTATCATCTTTGCTCATCACTCTAGTCACACGATTTACCATGTAGGGTATATCGTAACCTTCAGAGTTCCAGCCAGTGAGAATGTCAGCATCTTTGATTAGTTCAAAGAATGTCTCAAACATCTCTATCTCGCTACGAAATAGAATTGTGTTCGGGAAGTCACTGACTAACTCTTGAGCCGTTTCATCACTCATATGCTTGGGGGGTATAGCAAGTGTCACAAGTGCATCTTGCCAGTCCAAGTACATTGAGATAGCCGTCACCGGATTGAAAGGGTCACTAGTGGGACTAAAACCCTTTTCAGGATCGAAATCTACCTCAATGTCAAAGAATACTGTATGGAGTTTTGGAGGCTCACAGCCCAAGTAGTTTTCACTTAGACAGCGGAATATCGGGTTGATATCCGATTCATACAGTTTCTTATTGCTGTGTATACGCTTTTCTTTTTCAAACTCACTACGTTTGCGTGTGCTGAAACGACTGACCGGCTCGCCATAGATACTGCGATACTTGCCTTTAGGATCAGTATAATAGAAAGTATAGTTGGCAGGAAACTCATTGTATGTGCGACGACCATCTGGCTGTCGTTCTACAATGAATATCCTATCACTATCTCTATCGTGTATTGCGTCAACGTAACTCATTAGAGAGTCTTACCAACTGTCTCCAAAATAGTATTGAGTTCTTCGTTTTCTTTGTTAGTTTCGCCCAAACGTGATTTGTGTGCGACCTTGATGGCCTTCTTTAGTACGCTTGGCTTGATTTCAAGTTCTTCTGCGATAGCCTTGATAGTATCGTTCAATCCGCCGTTGAGTGTTTCAACTTCATGCATTACAGCGAGGCCCTCGTTGATCAACTGTGTCAACTTGAGTTTTGCTTCGTTATTGAAAGTTCTTGTAGACATAAAATCTCCTATGTGATTAGTTATTATAAAGGTTGTTGTAAAAAAGTCAAACACTTTGTGTAAAGAAATTTATAGATTGGGTATTTGCCCAATAAATATTTTTACTTAAGGCACATATAGGCTCAACAATGGACACACGATATAAAGAGTTGGAAACACTCATCAGTAAATTTATTAGGCAATTACCCGACGGCAGTGAATACGAAAAGCGTTTAGAAGAAGAATTAGAACTTATAGCCAAATTAGGCTTCGCCAAACACTTCCTCCGTGTAGTAGAAATACTAGATATAACCAAAGACATACCACATATGACTCGCGGTAGTGCGGGCAGTAGTTTGCTATGTTGGTTGCTTGGCATCAGTGATGTAGATCCTATCAAGGAAAACATACCACTGTCAAGATTTATGAATCCAAAACGTGATGACTTACCAGACATTGATTTAGACTTCCCGCACTTTCAACAAGAAACGGTCATGAATCGTATATTTGATAAATGGAAAGGTCAGAGTGCCCGTGTTAGTAACTATGTAACCTACAAGGAAAAAAGTGCGTTACGTGAAGCAGCAAAACGTTTCGGTGCTAAAGGCAAACTCAAACGCAATTTCAAACTAGAAGAAGTTGTACCAGAGTTTGTTGAAGATGCTGAAAAACTAGCAAAGAAATTATTAGGTAAGAAACGCTGTATCAGCAAGCATTGCGGCGGCGTATTGATATTTGATAGACCAGTACCTAAAAGCCTCATCAATGGCACTAATCAGATATTGCTTGACAAATATGAGATTGAAGATTTAGAACATTTCAAGATAGACATACTTGCCAATCGTGGACTATCGCAACTGTTTGAGATAGAGCCAAACATGAATTTATTAGACTATCCTGAATACGATGAAAAAACAGCGGAATTATTAGCGACTGGAAATGTGTTAGGTGTCACACAAGCAGAAAGTCCTGCTATGCGACGATTGCTAAAAGCGATAAAGCCTAAACGTAGAGAAGATTGTGTGTTGGCTACGGCATTGATAAGACCAGTAGCAACACAAGGTCGTCGTAAAGCAAGTTTTTTCCGTGACTGGAGCAAGGATACATTTGATAATACGATAGTATTTGAAGATGACGCTATCATACTCATAAGCCAGTTACTAGGTTGTAGCCAATATGAGGCAGATATGTGGCGTCGTGCGTTCGCTAAAAAGAATGAAGAAAAGATTTATGAGTTCATGCAAAAGATTGGCGATCACGACCACAAGACTGAGATATTCGCGGCACTACGTGAACTAAGCAATTTTGGATTATGCCGCGCACATGCTATCAATCTTGGACGATTGATATGGGCTATCGCATATCAGAAAGCACATAATCCAGAGAAGTTTTGGCGTGCTACATTGAAGCATTGTCAAGGCAGTTATAGTCGTTGGGTATATCACCATGAGGCTAAACTAGCAGGAGCATTCCCAGTCACATATCAGGGCAATGAAGTCAATGAATTATTATCACAAGGACATTGGCACAGCGATAAGTTCTTGCCAGTATGTACAGAACTACGTAGACCGGGTGAAGTAGAGTTTTGTGGGCTTGTTGCTAACTATCGTGTATTCAAAAGTGCGCCAAAACAATATATCACATTTGTCACTATTGGTACGGGCAATGGTAAGTACCTTGATGTGATATTAGATCGTGCTGTAAGTTTTCACGACCAACCTATATTATGGGGCGTGGGTAAGTTAGGATATAAAAATAACAGCGAGTATGTCACAGTAAATAAGCACAAGAGATATAAACTAAAGGATTTACTAAATGCTAACCGCTAAAGCAAGATTACATATACAGAATCATAATGAACCAAATGGTCGCGCTATCATAGTAGGAGAGCGTGCCGCATTGAAAGCATTGGGCACAGCGTTGACAAAGGCTAGCAATAGCGTGTTAGGCCTTGAGCAGGTAGAACTATACACAAGCGATGGACATAAGTACGAAATATTAGTGACTTGTGACGCAAGTGAAGAAGAGTGGCAAACATTGCCAGTACCTTATGATAAGAAACATGACTTGAATGAATTACAAGTCGTAAAGATGTTGGATGAGATCAAGAATACTTCAACTTCAAAAAAGTAAAATCTTCATCTTTCATTGAAATAATAATATCGTGTTTGCTAGTTACTTTAATTTTAAATCCTTTACTCTCTAATAATTTAGCGATCTTACCGCGTAATACATTTGGTCTAGGGACATGCGGGTCCATTTCAACAAGTATGTTATGGATATCTTTTTGCCAGTTATCCTGTATCCAATCAAACAACCATTTATTTTTGTCAAGGCTGACTAGCATTATTGAAATACTTGACGATTTGCTTTTCCGTAAATCTTGATATACTTGCCAGCAAGCATATCAGCCATTGCTTCTATGGCACTGCCTGGATAACTGTCACCGTGATCAATCATGCCTAATTCAGTTTGACGCCAGTGTACGAGTTCGTGGAATACAGTACGTAGTATATCTACTAGATTGCGATTGGCTGCATATACCCAGACACTATCGCTACCTTCAATATGGCGTCCGGTATGATGGCCTTGTTGTGCTTCTTCTGTATCGTAACTCAATTCTATCTTAGGTGGATTCTTTATCTTTAGTTTTTGTACGGCCCAATCTTTGAATTTTTCAACCTCTTTAGCTGTTTCATCCTCATCTTCACGTATAGGACGATTACTTAGATAATTTTTATAAAACCCTGTATCTAAACTTTTTGGTTTATTTGGTTTAAGTTTTTGCTTGTCTACTGTTCTTTTTATAGCCCATGCTTCTTTATCTTCTTTACCGCGCGGGACAAAGGCTGTATATTCATAATCGTCTTTACTAGTTCCGGGGCCTTTTTTTACAGGTTTGGGGTTGAACCCTGCTTTAGGTGGTAGTTTACTACCAATGCCCTCACCACCACCGTCTCCGCCACCGGCGTCACCTTCACCACCATAGCCTCCATAATAGGCAAATCCTGGGAAGAAATAACGTCCCAACTTGGTTTTCTTTCTACGCTTCTTTTTGCGCTCTGTGATGAATTCTGCGGCTCGCATTAGAGTATTTATCGGGTTTTGTTGCCCACGCGCACATAAAATTTAGTTGGATTCTCTAGTGAACCTATAGCATTTGCTAGTTTTTTCGCTATATTATAGTCATAGGTGACTAATATGATACGCTCAGTATTAGTCACCATATACCTAATTGGCTGTAATGG